CGTCGAACTCGATGCCCTGCCGGATCAGGCCAGCGCCGGGCAGGCTGCGGTTGATATCGAGCGGCAGCATTTCCGCAGGCAGCATCTGCAATTGCAGGGGAACCGTCAGGCCGTCCTCCGCGCGCCGGGGCCGGATGCGAAGAAAGACCTCGCCCGACAGGAACACCTCGCGCGCCGCCCGGCGCTGCAGCCCGTAGAAATCGGTCAGACCTTCGGCGTCGGCATCATCGGTCCACGCCAGCCATAATGCCTGCAGCTCTTCCTTCTTCGCCGCATCCGCGAGGATCGAGGAGGGTTTGATCCCGTCGCCGACCACATTGCTGGCGAAGCTTTCCACGGCATTGGCGGCATAGCCATTGTTCCGGACCAGCCAACGCGCCCGGGCGGTGATCGTGTCGCCCGAGGCGGCGATCAGCGTGTTCACATGGGCACGGCTGGCGCGGAACCCGCGCAGACGACGATGCGCTTGGGCCGCGTCAAACCCGCCGATGATCGAGCCGAGCCGCTGGCGGAACGCTTCAAACCCCATGGATCACAGACCCTTCGAGGCGACCGTGCCCCAGCGCCGACGACGAGATGTGCCGGAGGTGGCGGTGGCGATCCGGGTTTCGAGATCGGCAATGGCGTTGGCCAGTTCAGCGTCCGACCCGTAATTGATGGTCTTGCCGTCATAGCTGACCGAGCGGACGCCCGCGTAGCGGGCCTCCTGAAGTGCTGCCAAAAGCGCGCGCATCCGTTCCAGATCCATCTCAACCCCTCATGAAGTTCGGTGTCCAGGCCCGGCGCTTGCGCCGTGGTGTGGTCGGTGTCCCCGCCTTGGGCGGAGCGGGCATGGTCGGTTCCGAGGCCGCACCTTCGACCGCAGCCGGGGCGGCTGCCGGGCGGGTTTCCACGCCAGCCTGCGCTTCCAGCCGCCGCCAGGTCGCCTCGTCCCAGCGATCCGCGCCCATGATCCAGGCCGCCGCCCGGGCGTAGACCCTTGTGTCCAGCGCCTCGTTGCGCTCGCGCATTTTCTGCCATTCGGGATGGGCATAGCCGCGCTTGTTGCGCACCGTGACCAGCTGTTCGGCCACCAGCTGCTTCAGCCATTCGGTGTCGATCCAGTCTGGCAAGTGCACCGTGCCGGGGGCGTCCAGAACGCCCAGCGCGCGGTCTTCGTCACTCGGCCGTTCCAACCGCAGGAAGCGGTAGGTTTCGGTCTTGAAGGTCGCCGTGGCCACCGACCACAGCCGCGCGCCCCGGCGAAGACGTTTGCCGCCGATGGTGGCGTCGACGAAGGTCGGGCCCGACACTGGCGTCGCGCGGTTGAAGCCTTCCAGACCCTTGATCGGACAGACCTGCTCAAACCCCTGTTTCCGCGCCCAGGCGTAAACCGCCGGGGGCTCGTAGCCGGTGTCGATGGCGAGCTTGCCGATCACCATCACCGCGCCATTGGCGCAAGCCCAAGTCCGACCGAGCAGGGCGGTCAGCTTGTCCCAAGCTGCCGGATCGCCCGGGCCACCGGCAATGACGATGTGATCGACCAGCCAGCTTTCCAGGCCGCGACCCCAGGCCCAGACATCGACCTCGATCCGATCCTTCTGCACATCGACGCCAGCGGTCAGGAACAACCCGCCCACTGGGATCTGCGCCCCGCCATAGGCCTCGCGGCGTTCGGCCAGCCGTTGCCATTCCGGCGCATCGCCCGATTCGACCCATGTCTCGCCCAGAAGGGTGTTGCGCGCGGCGCGCAGCATTTCTTCCGAGCCTTGGGCCGACAGCCAGTCCCGCGCGATCTGGCCCCAGCTTTTCCAGCCCAGCGGCGAATAAAGCGCCGAGAGGTGGAAACCGATGGCATGCGGATCGGCAGACACCGCCGTCGCCAGCCATTCACCCCTTTCCAGCATCTGCGTCTTGTGATGCTCGGCGATGGGTTTTTCGCAGCCCTCGCAATGATAGGCCGCCGTGTCGGGCTTCCCCTTGGTCCAGCGCAGGCGTTCGAATTGCAGCCATTGCATCACGCCGCAATGCGGGCAGGGCACGAAGTAGCGGCGCTGGTCCGAGGCTTCGAACTCGCGCTCGATCCGGCTGATCCCCCGGATCGTCGGGGTCGACACAAGGAACACCTTGCGGCGATGCGAGAAGGTGGTGGTGCGCGCCTCGGCCAGGGTGACCGGGTCGCCTTCCTCATCGGCAGAGGCCGGGTAGGCGTCGACCTCGTCGAGGAAGATGTAGCGCGCGGGCATCGAGCGCAGGCCGGTCGGCGAATTGGCCCCGGTCAGCACCAGGATACCGCCGGGAAACTCCTTCGACAGCATCGAATTGCCCGCATCGCGCGAGCGAGCCGGGTTGACCCGTTCCCGCAGCGCTGGGGACTCAGAAATCAGCGGATCGAGGCGCCCGCGCGAGGTCCGCTTGGCCATCTCGACCGTCGGCAGCACGGCGAGCATCGGTCCCGGTGCATGATGGATGACGAAGCCGATCCAGTTGTTGCCCGCTTCCGTCGCCCCGACCTGCGCCGCCTTCATGAAGCTGACCCGCTGCGCGGGGTGGCGCGGCGACAGCGCATCCATGATCTCGCGCAGATAGGGCGCGCGGGCGGTGCGATACCGCCCCGGTTCGGCCGCACCACGCGACGACAGCCAGCGATGCGCATCGGCCCATTCGGACACCGTCAGGTCCGCGTCGGGGCGCATGCCCTTGCGCCAGCTGCGCAGGATGTCTTCGGCGCCATCAAACTCGAGGTCGAGGCCCTCGGTCAGATCGTCGTTGGCAATGTCGTCGTTAGCCGAGGCTGACCCGGAGATCGGCGAGGGCGTCGAGTTGCGCTCTGACATGGGTTTCCAGCACCCTCTGCAGGATCGCGGCCTCGATAATCATTGGTCGCCCCGGTTGGTTCGGTCGCCCGGATTGTTTTTCTACCTCCGCGGCCACTTCGGCCGCCATCAATGCCGCGACCCGGGCGGGCCATGTGACCCAGACATCGCGTTCCTGCCGCGCGAGGCGGAACACCAGCGCCTCGGCCCGCGCCCGATCGACCAACGCGCCCTTCTTCTTCTGGATCGCCAGCTGGCGTTCCTGCGCCTGGTAGACGGTCAGCGCCGTGCGGGCCTTCAGATAGGACGAGCTGTCGGCCGGTCCGGAAAACCCGCTGTCGCCAGTGCTGCGGCGCTGCTGGTCGGGATCGGTCATCTCGCCACGACGCGCATCAGACGCGGCGGCGTTGATCGATCCGTCCCCGTAAACCACCAGCCGACCGGTCTTGCGGGCCTTCTGGATCGCCCCGCGCGACAGGCCGGAATGGGCGGAGTACTCCCGCTCGCTCATGCCGTCCATGCTGCCATCCGTCACATCTAAAGCAATGAAATTGCTTGATATTAAGTTGATTACACTCCCGACAGGAGCGATTCTGGGTGCAGGAAGATGATGCAACTCACCCAAGGATGTAGCCCATGACCCCCCGCTGCAACGCCAACTCGAACACCGCCCCCAGCGACGCCCTCCTGGCCGAGATCGCGATGAAGCACTTCTTCATCGAAACGCTGGAAACCCGCAATTCCGACAGCCTGGACTTCCACGATGTGGCGGTCTGGGCGATCCGCTCCGCTCTGGAAGCGGCCTATGCCGCCGGCGCCGCCGCAGCCACCAAGCGCTGAAGGGAGGACGCTACCATGACGACCCGCCGCGCTGCCCTCGACAATTCCAAAGCCCTGAACGCCTTCATTGCCGCCAAGACCGAGATCGACGGCCAACTCGCGCGCCTGAAGACCCTGAGCGACGACCATTTCCACGCCCAGCCCGACGAAATCCACTGGGGTCATGTCGGTGATCTGCAGCGCTACGCCAGCCTCCTGCGCCAGATCGCCGACGCCGCCTTCAAGGAAGGCGAACACGCCGCCTGACGCTTCCCGCCCCCGACCGGGCCCCGCGATGGCGGGGCTTGGCCTCGTAGAAGGGTCCGCATGCCGCGCGCCCGACCACAAGGAGTGACCATGTCTTACCAGAAGCTCTTGCGCGAACTGGCGCCCAGCTTGAACCCCGCCGGGGTGGAGGCCTCGATGCGCCTGCACTACGGCGTCCTGAACCATCTGCCGCGCGACATCTTCTTGGCCGAGGCCCTGCTTGCCGCCGATCTGGAGACCGGCTCGCCCGGCATCCTGCGCAAGATCGCCGAGAGCATGGGGATGGGCGAGGAGTTCGCGAAATGGGAGGCGGGCGATGACGCTTGATCCCGCCCAGCGCCACCAGATCGAACAGGATGCGATTACCGCCGCAGGGGGAGGCCGAACGCCTCGCCGCCTGTGACGGTGCCATCGCCCTGCTGCGCGAGATCGCCGATCTGGAGCGCGACGACGACGTGATCATCGGCACGGATGCCGACGGCCACAACTACCTGATGTCACGCATCGCTGCCTTCCTTGCCACCCACGACCAGTAAGGGAACATCATGACCAAAGCACCCAAGACGAAATCGGCCGGGACCAACCTCACCGAGACGCAGACCCTGATCCTCAGCGCGGCGGCCCAGCGCCCCGAGAACATCGCCCTCCCGCTGCCCAAGGGGCTGGTCGGCGCGGCCGCCAAGATGGCCGTGACGAAAATGGTCGAACATGGCTGGCTGCAGGAGGTCGACGCCAACCTGCGGCGTTGCGAACCGCTCTGGCGCGAAACCGGCGATGGCCACGGTACCACGCTGATCGTCACCGACGCAGGCATGCTGGCCATCGGGATTGAGCCGGTGGTCGTCAAGACGGTGGTCGCCATTCGCGACCATGCCTCGAAGTCGCCCGCGCCGAACGGCTCCGCTGCCGCTCAGCCGAAACTGCGCGCCGGGACCAAACAAGCCACGCTGATCTCCATGCTGCGCGCGCCCGAAGGCGCGACCATCGAGGAGATCATGGCCGCGACGGGCTGGCTCAGCCATTATGCCGATGCCCGGATTA